ATCAGCCAATGTTTTCTCAACGGTTTTAGCAGCAAGGTCTGTTGCATTGCTTGTATCGGAAAGAACTTTTGTAGTGGTTTTTTCAAGAACGTCTCCGCTAAGAGCCGTATCTGTTAACGCTTTTTCAGTCGTTTTGACAACTGTCTCGGAAGCTTGAGCAGTATCAGCCAAAGCCTTTTGGAAAGTTTTTAGAGGAGTGTCTGTGACAGACGTTGTATCCGCTGTAACTTTATCAAAGGTTTTAGTGTTTGCATCTGAGGCAATACCTGTGTCACTAACCGCTTTGCCGTAGCTTTTAACTAGGGTTTCGCTGGCTTGCGCCGTCTCAGTCAGTCCTTTACCAACTGTTTTTGCTGCGGCATCAGTTGCGTTAGCAGTATCAGCAAAGTTTAAAAACGTTATAAAAAATCCTGTAATGGCTGTTGCTTTTAACAATACGTAATTAACAGCAGCACTCATACCGCCCGAGGCAGTAGTCGCGGCAAGCTGTACGTATTCGTAAACTGAGCGCATTAAAAGTCCTCGCGCATTTTAAATTTCAACAGGTCATACACTGTCTGTATGCTGCCGTCAGAAAATGTAACTTGAATCTCGCCTTCGTAGTCGCCAGCGCTTCCTGACATAGCCAGTGCAGACATTGGAAATATTATGATGCCGTCGGTACCAAGGGGAATAGACCCGGTAATAGTGTCTTGTAGGGTTGTCGCACCGACTTGGCGAAACTTCATAACTGCCGTAGCGCCGGTAATATTAATTACAGTTTCGGTAACTTCATTGGTCAGTGTAGCTTGTACCTGCGGACGACTTGCGTCACCTTGGATAAGTTTAATTTTTTCAGCCATAATTAATCCTTAAGCAACAGAGCCGTGGATAGGTGCACCTAACGGACTTGGAACAACACCTGTCGTGCCTTTGTAATCTGTATTGAGAGCGTTTGTAAATAGCGCGTAATGCGTCTGCGCTCGAGTGGCGTTATTTGCGTACTCTGCGTCCTTGTTAAACGCTCTATACGCAATGTAGTCCATCAAGGCGGTAGCCAGTATATCAGGAACACTTATGTTGCCTGTAACGGACGTAAACGTTGTCGCTGCAGCAGGTTCTGCTACCGCTGTTGGGTAGTTAGCTAACACCACATCTAGTCTTGCCAAAGTGGTAGCAGGCGGATAGACGTAGAAAACCCGAGGATCAATTGGATCGTACATGTAGTGCACAGTGTTTACAGTCGCTGTAGCAACATGCCAATCTGGGTACTGCGAATCAAGAAGTTGACGATTAACAATGCGAACAGCTTTCTTAGTACTGGTTTCCGCTGAGTTGCGAACCACGTCAAGAAGTTTTGCTGCAGTAGACGGTACAGTTTGTTTTGCACCGGCGACCAGTGTCAGAGTCACAGATGTTGCAAATGCATCTGGACGATAAATAAGCATTTCGTTTTGTCCGTCGTTTAGATAACGAACAAGTTCCGCCGTTGCCCACCGCGTAGCGGTCGGGTCTTGAAGCGTATCTACAACGCGGCGGATAACGGATTGTGCAGTGGTAGTCATGTTTACCTCACGCAAACGGACGTGAACGCACGCGCATAGAACCACGAACAAAACCGTAGTTGCTATCAATACGCGAAGCAGTAGTCTGCCGAGACGCAGAATTTAACAACGCTTGCGCTTGTGCAGGATTACTAAAAGGCTGACCCGGAATCTGCATTGCTTGAGCAATGGCGCTAGCCACGATGGGATTGATCCAAGTGTTATACAAATCATCGTCGAGTTGTGTAGCCGTTCTCGCCGGACTCAACGCAACATTGACAAGAACAGAGTACACCTCATCAGGCGGAGGCGACAACATCAAAGTCAAAACAGAGTCTGTTCTGTCTGTGTAAAAACCACGAGGTTTAGCAGGCGCAGTTGGCATATCTCCGCGAAGAGATTCTGTCATGCCCGCTACCAATTCTTTCCCGTCCAACGTAACGCCCATTACACGACTAATTGTGTGTTGGGCGCTAGGTGGGTCTAAATCATATTGAACACGTCCAACAACGGTGTTAAAGGTATCAAGATTTTGTCGTAAAACTAGTGATGCATCACAAAAATCTATAGCCGCGTTTACCAAAACCTGCGCCGCCAGAGGCTCAGGGCATCCGGGTAAATAAGGCAGGATACGAGGATAAAACGCGCTTAGAGCTTTCATGGATTACCTTACTGTTCGGGCGTTGGCTCGATTTCAATGGCGATATCGTCCGGCGCTTGCACAGATTCTACTACCACAGCTTCTTTTTTGCGAGTCTTTGTTGTTTTGTTTGCTGCTTCATCTGCAGCAAGGTTGGAATGCTCATTGTACAAAGCTTGTCCATCTTCTGTGTATTCCCACTCTTGGTCGTTTAGCACAGCCACAACAACAATTTTACCGTCAATCATTACACGAATGCGGTTCATTAAAATTTCACCGCCAAGACGTTCCATCAAATCAAATACAGTCATTTGGTTCTCCAAAGTAAAAAAGAGGGCCGAAGCCCTCTTAGTTTATACCACCGATTAGGCGCTGAGAACAGCGCCCCAGTTTTCACTGCCTAGGCTAACGTAAGCACCAGACATGTTAGCAGCCAAGGCTTTAGCAGCATTAGCGGAACCGTTGTTGATTTTGCCGCCAGTTGCTGCGTACACGTTTAGTGAAGCAGCAGAGCTATTAACAATGTAGACCACATCGCCAACAGGGCGCTCAGCAGGCAACATAACGCCGTCGCTGGCAGTGCCAGTGGTAACGAAATTAACAGCACCAGTTAGCGCAGTAGCGCCAGCTTGAGTCTGGGTTGTCCCAGCAGTAGCTGTGGCGTAACCGCCAATACTACGAGAAAATTGAGTAGACATATTGATCTCCAAAAATAAAAGTTAAAAATGGGGGCCGAAGCCCCCAGTTCTTTAGCTGGCGGAACCAACTTGGGCAACAACCAAAGCTTGTGGCTTAACAACCTTACGGCCATAAACAGCCAAACCGCGGACGATATCGCCGAAGTCAGTCTGGTTACGCAGGGGTTCTGTCTTGTTAACAGTCATAGCAAATGATGTTGCTGCTTTTGTGCCAGCGATCATTGTGCGACGAGCTTTAGCGCTAGCTACAGAACCGCCAGTAGAAGTGTCGGTCAAGCCAGAAACCAAGGCTTTACCGGCAGCACCACGGGGGAGCAAGTTAGACACGTAAACAGAGAAACGATCCAACATGCCGATTTTGCCTGTGCGGATAACACTAGACTGGTCGCCTGTGAAGTACGCTTGAGCAATGCTAGATTGCATTAACAACTGGCGGTCAAAAGGACTAATAATCAACCAGCGGTTGTCTTCAGGAACGTTCTGCTCGTCAAGCACTGTAGACATGCGAAGGATAGCCTTCAACACGTTTTCAGGAGTAGCTTGGTCGATAGGAGTTACGTCTGTACCTAAGTTATAGGCGGCAGAAATAGCACCGGCAGTAGCGCCGTAGTTGGCAGCAACAGGGCCTTCAGTCACGAAGCTGTTAAAAAACACTTCGTTTTCGATCTGAATTTTCAACTGTTTAGCAGCATCTTCTGTGAACATGTTCATCAGGTTCATGTCGGCTTGATAAGACAACACGTCATTGACTTGCACGCCAAAGTACTTGCCCTTGTTCACTTGCATATCTTGGTAGATAGGAGTGGGGACTTCGTAAGACAAATTCTGGCCAACAGTGTAGTCAGAAATAGTAATTGTGGGAGCCAAACGAATACGAATGGTATCACCTTGGTTCTTCAATTCACCTTCGTAATCGGTGTTAGCGATTTCGGACAACATGGTGTTTTGGTAGAACTTGGCCAGCAATTTGCCAGACCACAACGTGGGGATAAATGCACCGGAATACGATGTGCTCGTATTAAACGGAGCTTGGACGGGATATACAGCAGCCATTTTGGCCTCCTTAAAAATAACAGGTTGGGTTTAACGCTGCCGCAAGAGATTACGCTCGAACGCGTCCTTCTCTGTAAGCTGCGTCAATTTCAGCTTCAAGTTTTGTTGCTTCTTCAATCTTACCTTTAGCACTAAAGTCCGCAGATTTCAAAAACATTTGATGAATTTGCGCATCAGTATATGTTTGAGCTTGCTGCGAAACGTTGGCACTGTTAGTAGCAGATCGCTTCGGCTGGATTTGTTTTTCAAGTTCAGCGGCCTTGTCGTTGTTTTGTACTGCAGGGGAGAGGTTTGATTTAAACATCCCAATGTAGTGCGCAACAGCTTCGGCATCGCCTCGGTTAAACGCATCTTGTGCAACAGATTTTCTTGGTGCTCGGAGCAAAGGATCAACCTCATTCAGCCAATCAAGCCAACGGGAGTCGACGTTAACTTCCTGAAAGTCTGGAACCATACGGTACAGACGTTGCTCAAAACTAGCTTCAGATACCTGAGTACCGGTCGTGGTCAACTGCTCGCGCAGTTTCTCATTCTCAGCTTTCATAGCATCGAGCTCACCTCGAAACTCTGCTGCCACTTCGCGGGCAACCTTGCGTTGGACTTCAATTAAGTCCTCACCAAATGCTTGAACATCAGCATCCGTAACCAACTTCTCAGCAACTGCAGGCTTCTTCGTCTCGACTGGCTTGGTTTCTACGACCTTTCGGAGACTATCCAATTGGCCCTTAAATTCCCGCACGTCGGCGTGTAAGCGTGGCACTTCGGCGTCATATTTGCCTTTTAGGGCGATATAGCGACTCTGCCATGTCTCTTCAGCTATAACTGGTTCTGTCGGTTCTGGCTTTGTTTCAACAGGTTTTTGCTCTTCTGCGGGAGGCTCAGGTGTCGAAGGTTCGGCTGGAGAATTATCCGTAGATTGCGGCTCCGGGTCAGCGGGCGCTGGATTTTGACTCTCAGCTATTTGTTTTTCGATCTGTTCCAGTTCACGTAATTGAGCTTCTACTTGCTTAGGCAATGCCATTTTAAATTTCCTTTAAAGCGCCAACTCTGCATTTCGGGCGTCGGGGTTACCGGTGTGCCGTCCAACATAATGGTT